TACGGTCAGTTTGTAAACTGGCATACTCCTTGTGGAGTTCGCACCCTATGTATGATCTACTTAGTTTCTTGGCCACCATTGCAGTGGTCCCACTACCCATAAAGGGATCTAATATGATATCACCCTGCTCCGAACCTGCTAGTATGCATGGTTCAATGAGATCAGGTGGATAACATGCGAAGTGTGCTCCCTTAAATGGTTTATTGGTCACTGACCAGACACTACGCTTATTCTTCTTAGGGTATGATTTGGAAAGACCACTATGTGGCTGCAACCCTGTCCCTTTATTATGATACTTCCCTTGAGTTCTATCTCTCGTACCCCAGTCTTTAGCTGGTTCTTTGATTGCTTCATTGTCATAATAATATCGTTTGTTCTTACTTAATAGAAAGACATACTCATGTGACTTAGTACATCTATCCTTCACTGATTCAGGCATAGGGTTTGGTTTATGCCATATTATATCCTGCCTGAGATACCATCCATCAGCACGTAATGCAAATGCTAACATCCAAGGGATACCAATTAGATCCTTTTCTTTTAAACCTGGTAATATATTACCACGACGAGGACATGCCTGAGGTAAATCTTGTGATGTATTACTAACTGTCTGCTGTACTAATGCTTGACCTTTACCTGGTCTATAATTGTAATAACTATCACCCATGTTCAACCATAGTGTACCATCTTCAGTTAATACATCACGTACCTTACTGAATACTTCCACCAAGTTATTAATATATTCTTCTGGTGTATCTTCCTGACCTATCTGTGCATCTTCACCACCATAGTCACGGAGACCATAATAAGGTGGAGATGTAACACACATTCGTGGTTGTTCTGCTATACCAACAGTAATCTCTGCACGTAAGGTACCAAGAGATTTACGGCAGTCACCGAATAATACTGTATCTCTCATACAAACTTCCTTAGTTGTTTGAGTATGTACTTGTATGCTGTTACTATATCACCTTCATCCTTACGGAATAGATCCTTATCGAATCGTTCTTTCGTTCCCTTCTTCCACAATCTCATATTGTCTGGACTGAGTTCGTCAGCAAGGTAGAGATCACCATGAGCATCGTAACCAAATTCAAGCTTAAAATCAACGATATCAATACCACATAGAGTGAAGAGAGATTGAAGGACATTGTTTATCTCCAGTGTTTGTTCAATTAAGGGCTTAGTGTCAATCCCCATAAGCTTAACGCGATCAGGAGTGAGTAAAGGATCATTCTTACTATCATCTTTGAGGAAAAATTCTACAATTGGTGGATTAAATAGCGTGCCCTCCGATAGTGTAGTAGTTTTAACCACACTACCAGCAGCTATATTCCTGCATATTACTTCCACTGGTAAGATTGTCAACTTCTTGCATAACATTCTAGTCAGTGAAGGCGCATCAATATAGTGTGACTTAATACCATGTGATGCTAACTTCTCAAATAGAAGCGCAGATATAAGACAACAGGTTGCACCCTTGTCTTTTATGTAGTCCTCCTTTGCACCATTTCCCGCAGTTACTCTATCATGAAAGTCTATGAGTACTTTATCAGCCTCACCTGCTACTTCATACACAGTTTTAACCTTACCCTCCAATATTGGTGGGTGTGGTATCACCATCCTATGCAGTTTGTTTGGATTGCTTTGAGGATTAGCTGTGATCATAATGTTGAATTCAGGTTGGTACAGTGGTACATCATCTCCTTTTATAAACTTAGTCCACTTTAGTGTCATTCTTTCTGCGCGGCACTTGTATTTCCCATGATCCACCCTGCAGAGTTACCATTTCAAACTCCTTCATTGCCTTCTCTCTTCTGGTTAACTCCGCTTCCCAACCTGGTGGGGGTGAAATCTCACCATAATGAGGGCGTGGATCATCGCCTTCAGGATTATTAATACCAGCAGCATCACAATAATCCCAGATAGCTTGATCTACCTGAGAGTAAATACTGTCTAATGTCATACCAGTGCGTAAGTGATGCGCTATCTCATCGACCTGTTCCTCTCTAAGACAGTGATCAGGATGAAGAGCGTCACAAACAGGGATTCTTGCTTCGATAAGCTCATTGATGTTAATTCTAATTTCATAGTCTCTGTATACTGGCATGGACTTTAATACTAATGTGAACGGGATAGATGGGATTTGAACCCACGACCTCTGCCGTGACAGGGCAGCGTTCTAAACCACTGAACTACTATCCCAGAAGGGGTCTAGAAGACCCCTGAAGGGGTCTATCTGATGTAAAGGTATGAACCTGCCCAATCTGCATTGAAGCAGCATTTCTCATAAGAGGTCTCATCTAATAGGTTGTACCTAACGATGTCTGCTGGTCCTCTCCATGAGGCAGGTTTGAACACATCACCAGTGACTTTATCTATGAAAGCATGTACGCAACTATCATCATGGATGATCTTAAAGTACTTGCGTCCTGCCTTGATAGAGAACTTAGCATGGTCTCCATTAGGGTATCTGCGGTTATAATCCGCTTCGAGACACTTGATCAAGTTCTCAGCACGCTCTGCTACAGGGTTGAAGAGAGTTTTGGTCATGGGTCTCCGTTTGTATGTACCTAGTATAAGGCAAAATCGCGCATTGTGCAAGCTAGTGTGCAGCTTTATAAACTGTCCAATGCCTCCAGTCTGATTTGAACAGACAACCTACGCTTTACAAAAGCGTTGCTCTACCGTTGAGCTATAGAGGCTACCAATCGAACTCTTGTTCTTCCTCCCCATCACCAAACCAGATGTCAAAGCACTCTTCATCCTCCTCATCAAAGTGGTCTATGTCCCATTGTAACACCTTTCTACCCTCTAATGAGCAGAATGCTACAGTACTATCCCCATCATTGATACAGAACCCACGCTTTAACCAATGCGTGAGCTCATGGTCAGGGTATGCTTCTATCATAAGATCAAGCAACTCCTCAAACCTATCACGTTCAAGGTGCTTGTATTCTAATGGTGGATAGTTTTTATGCTCCTGCCAACAAGGAGTAACCCCATCTTCAATAAACAGAGTCATCTTTCAAATACCTCAATGTCCTTGGAGAGCCACTGGTGAGCATAGTTAACTATCTCCTCCTCAAGGTTCATGGGTTCATTCATAAACTCAACAAGATATCCTGGTTCCTCGAATTCTAACTCATCAAAGTCAATCTTGGCACGTCTTGGGTTACCTTTCTCAATATTAATGTTACCATATCTACAATTCTCCGTGGGTATGAGTATACTTTTTGGACTTAATGGCATGAACATGGTAGTTCCTTCGCATTTATGCACCAATCTGCGTAACAATGGGAACTTAGTCGCATCAGGATCAACACCAACACAGAGAGCACTAGCACCATCAGTCAATGCTGTGAACCTAGTCATACCAGTCACACGAAAACTAAGGTTAACTCCTGGTTTATACCGTAAGTACTGTGGATACCTTGCGGTTTCACTCATCCATACACCATCAGGGAACACCAAGCATCTACTATGCATATAGAATCTACTCAAGAATTCCCATGGGAAATCCTTCTCATGCTGACCAAACATTCCTCTGAGCATCTCAAGGTGCTCATCTTTAATATAATGCCTGTACTCCTCAGGGTCATCCCCGAAGAATTTAAAACCTGCCGCGCATCCCTTATGATATAGTACTGTCAGGTTCTCGAATTGATCCCGAACAGTGTATTCACTGTGCATAATTACCTGTCTATGATTTCAATAATCCCTTCTTCTATCTGATTTAACCATGATTGCGTGAACTCTGCAACATCAGGTTCTTCATTGGGTTGAAGTTCCAATACTATTGTAGGTTGTTCCGCAGTTATTTGCACAGTATCTGGTTCTGATACTGGAAATGGGTAATGTTGATACACTTTCTTCTTATGATAGTAGATGTCACCCATAGGTACTATTATACTACCACTTTGGGTCGGTGTAAAGCTATCGTGTTTACCAATCAAATGCACCTTCCTTCCACATGCATTCATATCTTCCATGCCAGTACACGCAACAGCACCACCATCCTCCATTGATACCAGTCTATTCAGACCAGGGAAACGGAAGTGAGTGTGTGATCCTGCGTGGTACACTAAGGAATAACCAGCAGGTTTTAGTGAATCACTCTTCCATGTACTACCAAATGATACAGTTCTGTGGTGTACCTGATATGTCTGACCAGCTTCACGGATTATCTTTTCATAACCCGCTACCTTGCCCTTCTTATGCTTTTTAATATGTGCCGATATAATATCATCCTGCGTTTCAAGCATGATCTCCTTCACTGGGTCAGGATCATTACCGAATACTTTCTTACCTTTACGTGCATCATTGCACGAGAATACACTAACACCAAATTGTGCTATGCTTCTACCGAATGTGTACTGGGCAATTCGTGTATCCTGCGTCTCTGCTAATTGATACATGTATCACTCCTCTTCAGCGAGAGCCTTGCTTAGTGCCTCAAACTGCTCATCGAAGTCATCCTCACTATACACATTAACAACTGTAGTTGCATTAACTACGGGATCTACGTTCTGTATATTCTTCTTAGCTTGCTTTTCCTTATGCAACATCAGTTCTTCCATAGGAACTGACTGCTCTTGTCCTAAAATACCTGATAACACAAGAGTAGTGTCTGCCATGTCACACTCTTCTAATCTTCCTTTCTCTACAGCAGAGTATACTTGTTCAGCAATTTGGAACTGTAATGGCTCTTCACGCTCTGGTTTTAGAGAATCTAAATCCAGATGCAATGGTCCATACCAGTTATCATTCTTTAATGTACCATCATTGTACCATACCTCGAACTCGCGAGTCTCTGCATTATAATTATCGCATTTAAATGTTGGTGCTACATCAGCATCCAATCTAAATTGCGGATCAATATCTTCTAAAGACATAATTGAATACCTTAAGTGTTACTTGTTCCTCCTCGGATGTCACCATCCCCAGAGCCGTGTTGGGAATATCTATGATTTATTCCCTGAATACCAGTACCAGAGCCACCTCCGCTACCACCAGATGCATTACCACCAGCATTACCAATGTTTCCTCCACCACCGCCAGAGTTGGAGCCGCAACCACCGTTGCCTCCTCCACCTCCACCACCGTAGAGTCCACCATTGCTACCACCATGTTTACCTTGGCCGCCTGGATATCCAGCACCGCCACCTCCTCCACCACCAAGGGCTTGAGAGAACTGTTGGTTAGTACCAGAACATTGCTGTCCTTTCATACAACCATAATAGTATGTATTCTGATAGACACATTGAGAGTTTTGGCCACCGCCACCGCCACCACCTCCGCCAGAGATGATGCCAGCATTGTTTAATACGTAGGGTGTACCACCAGAGTATACAGAAGTTTGTCCACCTTGTCCATTCTGTCCACCTCTATTACCACCATCACCACCTCTACCGATGACACGGGCACCTGAACTCAATTGAAAATATACTTTAGAACTGCCTGAAAAACTTCCTAAGTGCACTCGCTGCACTGTTGCATTAATATAGAGATGACCTTTGATCAAACTGCCACCATAACCTTGACCAGATATCCAGTTTGCTAAATTAAACTCACTCTGTTGATTGCTTGAAATAGTATGAGAAAATAAGAAATGCTCACCTTCATGCACCTTTCTCCATGATCCAGACTGTTTAACATATACTTCTTTGGTATCTCTCCAAGTTCCACCACTTTTTACCTGTACATCCTCTATTGTTCTCCATGAACCACTATGTTTTACTGTAGTGTGTCCACTAAGAATATTAGCGACGTCGTTAGAATACGGTACTCCCATAATTTAATTACCTCTACTAGTACTTATACCAGATATCACCATCAGATCCTCCAGATGGATTACCAGTTGAAACTGTTCTTGCGCCATATGCATTTTGTGATGATGTACCAAATGTACTTGCAGTAATTGTACCACCTGTACCACAACTTATATTCAATCCAGACAATGTGTTAGTGCTTGGATTGTATACTAGATGACTGTCATCAGTATCTACCCATGGAGTAACATTACCAGTAGAGCTTACAGGAACAAATAATAGTTGGCGACTTGCGTTACTATTATCCTCATCTATGTTAACTGTACTAGCAGTAGCAGCATTACCAGATGTATCCTGGTTACCACCAATGTTTACGCCTGGTAAGTTAATAGATGCAGTACCATCGAAGGATACTCCACCAATATTTCTAGCAGTCTGCAATGCAGTAGCTGTACCAGCATTTCCTGAACAGTTACCCGTTACATCACCCGTAACGTTACCAGTAACAGCACCAGATATAGCACCATTAACTGTTGTTGCAGTTATAGTAGTTGCAAAGACTTCTTTCCACTTAAGTGATGATGAACCAAGATCATATGTATTGGTAGTAGCTGGATCAACATCAGCATCAATATTAGCAGTGATTGTTAATGTGTCAGTAGCATTATCACCAAGGTTAATGTTACCATTAACATCTAAATTACCATTAAGCGTGGAAGTACCAGCAACTGTTACTGTGCCACCTACATGTAGGTTCTCAACAATTCCAGCACCACCATCTACTTGTAACGCTCCTGACGTAGTAGATGATGACGTAGTAGTATTAGTAATTTCTACTACACCACCAAGTGTTGATTTACCACTGTTAACAGTTAATGTACCAGTGGATTGTATGTCAATACCTAATCCATTTAATAATTGTAGATCACCAGTAGCATCAGAAGCACCTGATCCACCAGATATGTTAAGGTTACCAGTGTCACTAAGACCCATCTTAACCCATGCATTCTGGGATGTACTCCAAACCCAACCTAAGTGAGATCCACGAGTAACATTATTCAACCATGCATAGTCACCATTATTAGCAGCAGTACCAGCACTAGGTAATGCTGTTACAACATCAATCTTTTTAGTTCCCTCATTATCTGCAGCTTGACCAGTAATTATAAGGTCTTCGCAATAGATAGATTTGTCTACTGTTAGGTCTTGATTGACCGACAAGTAACCCTTAAATACTGATTCTAAGTTAGTATCATCAACTGTAATCTTATCCCTAATGATAATCTCATCATATACAGGACGTAAGTTTGCAGTCTCACCAACAATTGATAGTGATGGTGTATCAAGTGATGCTTCCTCACCAGTAACAGCAGATATTCTAGTGTTACCAATGAATAGGTCACCATTTGAGTTAAGTCCAGAGTAGAATGCAATACCTCCATTCTCTTTCTGTGACTGTGCTAATAATGTTTCAGCATCAGTTAGAACTCTATTCTGTACAGATGGTAGACCAGTTGAGTAGTTACCTGGACCAAAACCAACGTATTCAAACGTATGGTTACCTGATCTTAGAATAGATGGACGACGTAATTCTGTTTGAGTACCACCTGTATTATTAACAGGTATCATCCTTGTGTTCTTATCTACCTCATTAGTCTCACCATCTCTAGCTTCAAGTGTGATGAAGTTAGCAACAGCAGAATTATTTGTAGATGTGTTCACGTATGAGTTTCTATTCTCAATGATGAAGTCAGCAATAACCTCCTTGGTTATTGATCTGGCCTTATCTTCATTACTACCATCAGTGGTAGTAACTAAACCAACAGTAGTATTGCTTGCAATGGATGTTGCTTCTAATGGATCTTCTGTTGGGTTATCCTTATCCAGTACAGGATAAAGGTTATTAATATTCTGGGAGAATGCAAAATTGTTTATATTACTGTTAGTAGGAGCTACACTACCCTTAATGACAGTACAATAGTAGATACCATTCTGTACTGATTTAATCAGTTCTTTCTCAGTCTTAATGTCATAGATGTAATAAACATCACCATATGACTGACCTGTAGGTACGTTTCGTGGTTGAATAATATAACCATTGATAGGTTCTCTTGACAATGCAGATGGAGAACTATCTACTTCATAACGTACACGATATGTTCTGTCCCTTGAAGATCTATTATCAGGAACACGTTGCATATATGATGCACCAGTGAATAATGCAGCACTATAGAATGCATCGTTACCTAAGTGGTAATGAATTCCTTTATATCCAGTAGTAGCATTGACTGAGCTATCACCAGATGTAGCAGCAGTTACTCTTACATACCAGCAATTCAATTGAGAATCAAACTGTAGTGGGTGATTAGGATCACCAGGTGTATAAGATTCCTTAGTTATGTTAGTATAAACAGCATCAGTAGGTGTTGCACTACCATCAGGTGATATTAATGCAGCAAATGTTACAGTTGCTGACGATTCAATCAAGGAAACAATAATTTTATCCTGTTTCCTAGCACCAATGTTAAATCCTTGTAGTTTATATGGTGGCTTAGTAGCAGCAGAATTATATCCATAAAGATATAACCTAGTGTCTACTGGTCCAATATATGACCAAGTAATTGCTCCGTCAGATGCAGTACCAGTTGTATGTGTAGGTGCATTAGTACCAGATGTAACAGTACCAGATGCAGCTAATAGTTGTGCTGAGTAGTATGCGTTACCATTGTATATGCAAGAATGCTGGATGTCAGCATTAAATCCAGCGTTTGCTGTCCATGTCTGGTTGTTAGCTACAGCATTATACTGTGCTTTCTGAACATCTAATGCAACATAACCAACAGGAATTTCATTAATTGTACTCTTAAATCCATCTTCAGATGCAGCAGTACTACCACGATAACCTCTATTAAGAGTTAATACACCAGTAGAACCATTAACAGCATCTACTAAGTATGCCTCAGTGTTATCAATTGTATCAAATCTAACGTATGATCCCTGTGTAATACCATGAGTAGCATTAGCAGGAGTAGGTGTTGCTGTCTTATTATCTTGAGTGACAGCCCATGTATAACCAGTAGTAGCAGAATATGTTCTTGCTAATTTCTGTGGTGGTATGATATGTGTAATCGTACCAGCTTTATCCTGTGTAAATGGAGCACTCTTATATCCTTTTGCTCTTAATGCACAAGAACCAAAGTTACTGTTAGAGTTCGTAATCGATTGGTCACCACCACTCTCAGCTACGAAGTGATCAGCAAATCCAACAGCGAACACTGATACTGCCTGTATAACAGCATCATTAGAACATTTAACGTGATGGTTTCTATACGCAGACTTGAATATACTGTCTCCATCAGTGTGGGATCCAGCAATATATACTGCTCCATCCCATTTAATGAATGCAGTATCATCTTTTTGTAGTGATACACCAGTAAACTGGGCAACAACCATGGATTTAAATCCAGTGGACTTGCTACCATCAGCGTGCATACCCTGCATACCCCATGTACTACGGAGTGAGCAGTTGAATATGTATGGTGAAGAACTATCTACGTTATCAACTTCAACCTCAACAGTTGATCCAGTTGCAGTTGGGTTACCAGATGGTGCACCAGTTGCAGGATCCTTAATAATATATCTGAAGGTTGTAGTTGTTGGGATCTCACTAATATAGTATGATCCATTAAATCTTGAAGCATCAGTTCCTGTTACACCACTAACAAGTACAGGTGTATTAACAGAGAACCCATGAGGTGTTGATGTTGTTACCTCAGCAGTTGTAGTAAAGACGTTTGTACTTACATAGTCAGTAACTACACTGGATATCTGTTTAGGACCAGATGTATTAGGTCCAACAATTCTATTTTCTTCTACTCTTGACTGTAATTCATCAGCAGTCAATACACTAGTAGAATCAGGAATATCAGAGAATGCCTTAGCAACCTTCTGATAGTATAAGTCTAAGTCAGTTACAGATAATGCTGCACCAGCAGTATCATTAGTACCAGACTGTATGTTTCTACCATCAGCATACTCAAAACAAGTTAGCTTATGGTGAGAGAATGTAGGTGGTGATGATGCAGATGGCTGTGCAGGATCCTTATATACACCTGTAGAAGGTCCATCAAAGAAACTAAACTGCCAGAAATAACAACCACCAGTTACTCTGAAGATTGCAGAGTTAGTAATAGCACCAGCGGAAGGATCAGGAACATAAAGAGGACGAAGCTTAGTTTTTCTAAGATCCATTCCGACAATACTTGTACCTCTAGGTACGACCACTCCACCATCAACTGAGTTAAATCTATAGAGAACATTGTTTGGATTAGGGTTACCAGAACCATCTAAGAGATCAAAATCACTAGCAGATGATAGTTCAGAAATATCACTAGGAATATAAGCAGCACCAGCAGCATTCTTACCTGGTCTATTATCAATTACATAGTCACCAGGATATAATACTATACTGAATGACTCAAAAGCGTCGTTATACTGACCACTGCGGTATGAGAACCTAGCAGCTTCTAGTAATGCCCTCTGTATACTTTTAAAGGGACGGTTAGGTGAGTTACCTCTGTTATCAAATGCGTCTGATGCATCAAAATCATCAGAGTTGACATAAAGGCAACGTCCAGTTTTTGATGTAAAGACGTTTTTAAGTCTTGTAAGTGCCATCTTTTATAATACCTAGGTTATGAAGCTACCTCAGCTACTTCTTCAAATCCAATTAAGGTTGCAGAAACAGCAGCGGTTGATTTAACATAAAGAGACTGATAAGCACCAAGTACTATTCCACCCAGTTCAAGATAAGATGCATCAGTAATTGACTTCTGATTGACGATGAGTTGCTCTGCAGCAACTTGACTAACACCAGAAACTAATAGTTCTACACCATTAGCATCAATAAACTCTGTTGCAGGAGTTGTGTTGGAAGCAGCTCTCCTTTCAACTGTAGTAGCTACTGGTCTCCAACGATTACCAAAAGATCTTTCTAAGTTATTATTAGAAAGAACTCTTACCTCTTGAGCAATATCACCATACTTTGCTAAACTATAGTCTAGGTTATTCCTAAACTCATGGTTCTCAAAGTAGATGGTACCTCTCAAGCTGTCAAAGTATTTAATCTTACCAGAGTGTCCTCTGACAATTCCACTACCAGCATGAGCAGTACCACAAGCAATTGTTGCTCCTGATGTAGCACCAGTATATGTTATTGTGGTGTTATCAGGTTCTAGTGCCTGAGCTCTGGATAATCCTCTTACCCATAACTTACTATTGCCTGAATCCCAATGCTGTACATATGCTGACTGAGCTGGTGTAGTCTCACTAGCATTAGTCCAATTCAGTACTTCCCCAGCCTGAAATGTTCCTGATACTGCAGCACCTTCAATTATAATAGATGACGTATATTGTCCTGTTGGAAAAGAAAATCCTGTAAAGTTATCTGGAGCACCTGGTTGGTTAGCCACTGCATCTAACTGAATAATATCTGTTTGTTCTACAATTGCTACATCAACAGCAGCAGCACCGCCAGTATTATTTGCAATTAATAATTTTCCACTAACCATGGTTGCACCAGGGCAAGTATACATTGGCCATCCTTGCGTTGTTATAGCAAGTGAGGTCGATGTTTGAGTAGAATGTGTATACGGTGTTACTGTTGGCGTAAAAGTAGCAAGAACACCATTTTGCTTAGTAGCCATGGTTATTAATTAAAAGAGTGGAAGTAAACTTTTGCTCTGGAGACTCCTCCAGATGTTGCTGCATTTAATGTAGTAGATGCACTTGTTTGAGGATCCGTAAGAACGATTTCTCTAGCAGTAATTTTACCACCTGTCCCTGCAGTAGGATTAGTGGTTGTGATTGCTAGATCTCCATCGATATTAGAATCACCAGATACTTCAAACTTTTTAGTTGGTGATTTACCAATACCAAGATTTCCTGAAGCATCTAAGACAGCCTGGTCTGTACCAGTGTTGTCAGTAAAATGCAACCCAATACTAGCAACCCGTTTTTGGATGATAGCTTTGGATGCAGTAGCATTACCAACTATAATGGATGACCCTGTAGCAAAGATAGACCCTTCAACTTCAAGATTGTATGTGGTTGGTGCTCTACCAACACCCAACTTAGCAGCACTAGTTGATCCTACTTGAGAATTACCAGTACCATTGATAGTTATATTACCACCGAATACTGCATCACCACTACTAGAAGCCAAAGTAAACTTATCAGTAGCAATAGCGATGTCACCGCTACCAGTGATGGATGTGACAGCATCTATAGATCCTCCTATTGAAATACCTGTTGCGGATGTAGTTATACGAGCTGTATCATTATGATATAGAATACTGTTAGTAGTGTTTCCTTTGAAGAACTTAACAGTACCAGCTGAATCAGTGATCTGGACATCAGCACCGCCGATAGTTAACCCAGTAGATGTATCTAAAATCGAAGATGTATCGCCACTGTTTGTATATTTTATTTGTAGGTCGTCGTCTGTACCAACCTTCAATATCATGTCGTCGGCCATATCAATATGACCACTTGCAGTTATATCACTACCAACAGTTAATGTCTGTTGAGCAATGAGAGTGTTAGCAAATGTAGCCGATGCACTGAATGTAGATGCAGCATTTACAGTTACACTATCTGCTGAAGAATCACCAAGAGTTGTGTTACCATTTACCTGAACTGTCTCAACAGTTAAAGTACCAGTAAATGATGCATTGCTAAGAGTTTTATTGTTAAGTGTTTGAGTAGCACTCAGTGTTACTAACGTATCGGCAGCAGCAATAGCACCATTAGAAGGTAACACATAAGTATGCATTACACCTGTTGGTATATCTGCTGTACTAAACTTTGCAACCTTTGTATTATCAGCTGAGTTTGGTATAACAAATAATGTGTCAGTAATCGCTAAAACAGAACCCAGACGTATCATACCAGTACCCTGAGCAGATATGGTAAAGTCTAGGTTCGTATCAGCACTGTCCTTTGCTTGAATATTGAGTGTACTACCAACCTTTTGTAGGTTGAGTCTAGCATCACCCATTGCCAGACCAATTTGTCCCTGAGCTTCAGAGAATAGACCTGTCTTTGTTTTTAACTCAAACTGAACTCCAGGTACTGAATATGTACCAGAAGGGACTGCTCGGAAAATACTTCCTACAGCCGATCTTTTGTTCTGATCAGTTGGATCTGAGTTATCAAGTAATAGTAAGGTATCAGAGCTAGATACGCTTCCTGCTTCTAATAATGTTAGGTCAGATATCTTACGTGTTGCCACACTAAGTCCACAATAAAACGTTCAAGTATATTTATACATTCTTTTTAAACGTAAAAAATCCCTCACTACCATGCCAGTAGCCTTTATCCCATGTGTGGTACGCATCACCGAACAATTTTGCCTTACTTTCTAATGGTTTACCCTTCCATGTACATCCTTCTGAAGACTCACCAACAAAACAAAAATTATCTTTATCAAAGGTAAACAGCATATCACATGCTGGATTTAATACAATAACCTGATCATGTGAAGGTTGAATGATCTCAACCACCTGCTCTCTATAAGGCTTACCTGGAGAATAATTGTATGTTGATGAAGTCAAAAACTTATGGTCATCTATCTTCTCATGCTTCACAAATATATGTGCCCACTTAGTAGGATTAGATGAAGCTTGACCCCAATTGTCAAACTCTCCTTCAAACCATTGCTCGAATAAATCTAATTCCATTTGAATGGGCATTTCCAATTCCTTTCCTTGTTCGATAACCGTTGTGCAATAATGTCCCATGCTTTAAAAGGTGCAAATTCACGTAGTATGTTTTGTTGTCTTTGTAGACGATGCCACTCAGCAGGTGGACCTCTTCTTTCTAATAGGAAATCTGGATCACCATGCTTAGAGTATAGTCTAAAATAATATAGTGGTGTACCCTTTGTCAACTGTAGATTTTGATTTACATCTAATATCTTGATACCAACAACTAATGGTCTATGCCATACTGATATGGGAAAGGTTGCAGGGATTAATTCAAATCCAGACCTAGACAATAATGGATGTGGTATTTGCTCTACCCATACATCTTTCTCTTTTGTCCACAATAACATAGAATATTTCATCTGGATCTCAGGGTATTGACCTTTAAGCCAATTCTCTCCTAGATGAAAGTATTGATTATATGCTTTCTGTGTAAGATCTGTACCCATCTTACCTGCTTTAATATCACACCTCAATCCAACATCAAACGGTTGAGTAACTACCCAACAGTTCTCTGTCCATTTCTTCCATGCAGGACATTTGGCATGATCATATCGTGAATCATAGCCAGATCTAAATTTTTTAGGTGGATCAATATATTCATCAGGGAATTGATTACCATCATCATCAATAGAATATTCCCAATATACTTTCTTCATAACGGTGGGTACTCAGATTCAATGTTAACTTCATCAGGATTATTAGGATTAAACTGTTTAGCTAACCTCTCTACCTGTTTCTTATCAAGACCAGCAAGTGATATACAATTGTCTAAGCACTTATAGATGCACTCCCTATCACTGATAGGTTTCCTCTTGGTAAACCCATGCTCATCTAGCTCTTCCGACTCATGTTGACCTGCCTCTAAGTGAGCCAAGTCCTGTTTCTTTGAAGGATTACTGTAATTGTGGAGCGTCTTCGATTTCTTCGTCATCTATCTTCTTTAAAGCTTCCTCAATGTCTGCATTTGAAGGCAGAGTTGGATTTAATCCTTCCAATGGTTTCTTCGTTGCGAAAGGACTACCCTCTGCTGGTACTGGGGGATTTGCAAGTTTTGCTTTATACTTGGAAGCATTAACCTTCCTCTTCTTACCCCTACTCTTCTTGGATTCCTTGATCTTTTCAATTGCATCACCAACTGTAACGATATCCATCGCCATCTCGTCAGGGATTTCAACTCCAAAGCATTCCTCTAAGAACATGACAAGTTCTACCATGTCCAATGAGTCTAGCATCAGGTCATCACCTAATTTGCTATCCCACGTAACTTCTACCTCGGCAGCACGCTCTTCACCTAATGTCTCAAGGATTGCTAGCTTTGCAACCTTGAGCATAGTGACCTTAGTGATCCTCTTAGAATCCTTAAGGATTTGCTTTATTTCTGAATAAGTTTTGTTATAAGACATTAGACATAGACTACTTCATCATTTACACAGGATTCCCGAATAACATCAAGAATCCTAATGAACTGGTCACCATCATCACAGTTGATGCATTTGGTGCGTCCATCACTACTTAGTAGTGTAAACCTCCTGGCTGTAATGTCAACCGTCACCTTATCAAGGAATTCATCATCAATCATAGAAACCAGGCGAATTACTCATTAGTATAGCAGAGGATCAGAGATTTGTAAAGTAGGGTATGTCACCTTGGCGACTGGCACGTCTGTTGACCTCCTTGGCTTTATCCAATAGAGCAAGACCTGCTTGACGGTTAACCTGTAAATTTT